CATAGTACCCGCCGTTAGCGAAGTAGACATCACGACTGCTGAGCCTGCCTTGCACATGATGGAGAATCTGCTGCTCACCTAAATAGATAGCCGCATGGTTTGGCACAGGTGACTGCAGATTCATCAACAACGCATCACCACGCTGCAGATCCTCAATTGGGATCTTGTGGAAGCCCTCCTTCTGAAAATTTTCTAGGTAAAGGTTTTGCCCCTGATGCCACCAGTTATCACGGCGCGGGTAATCGCGAAGTTCTAGGCCCCATTCCCTTTGATACCAGTCACGACACAGTGCATAGCAATCAACCACGCCATGCACAAACTCACGTCCTACATAAGGAAGTTCGAAACCCTCTGGCTCGCAGTAGCCCCATTCCCTTGTGTTTGGATTGACAATAAACCAAGGCAGTCCTGACTTTTCACAAGCCACACGATCAGCAACAGATGGGGCTGGGTTGGTTTGTGGATGGCTATGCACAATCGCGACGACCTCGCCTTTTTCCTCTACTTCGTCCCAACCATCCAGCACAAAATGCTCATCAGGCGTATCGGCGATGTTTTGACACCAGAAGTAACGCCTGCGGCCTTTGACTACAGCAATCAGTCCACAGCATTCAATAGGTGAGTCATGAGTCGCGTGTTCAAGAATTTGTTGTCGAAGCGACTCACTTAGTTTCATTGAATCAGTCCTGCACCTGGGAACGAACCAAACGGCAGTTCACCGTTTTGTCCAAACCGTAGCTTGCATGAGGAAATACGCTTGCCGCACACATCCTGAGACAAAGACGGAACAGTGTTCCCATTTACATCAAAGAAATTACTACCTGCGTAGCCACACTCAGCACTGCGATAGATCCACTGACAGGTATTGGCAACGATTTGACGTTTTGGAAGTTTCTGTCCTGTCAGATCAAATGCACTTGACAGCTCAAAGGTCACAGCATCTCGGTTCTCTGTTGCCTTGCGAGAAATTCTCCAAATTTCATCTGGGAACTTGGCATTAGGGTCGGCGCTGTTTTCACCGTCGAGGTAACGCTTCAAAGTACGAATGCGTTTGACGGTTGCACCTGTTAAGTCATTGCCTGCAGTCGTTTGATTCACCAGAGCTAAAACGGTGGTCATGTTGCCGTCAAGGTTGGCAATCGTAAGCCTTGGCTGCGGCAAAGCACCAGCTGAACGCAACTCAAAGCCATCTGCTTCTACAGGCATTCGCGCATAACTATTCCCATCCCACACAATGTTGCCTGTCACAGCAGCATTGCTCCCTGCATGAAAACGATAAACGTCAGAACTGCCGTGCAGTGTGCTGTCTAGTTGCAGCTCAAACAGTTCAATGATTGCACTAGGCGCTAGAGCAGAAACGTCTTCGTAAACGCTGCTAATCGCAGTCCAAACACAAGTATTGTCTGTGATTGTGCTGCCGATATCAGTCGGCCAACTTGGCTCACTGCTGGCTGAAGTACCAGCTGTTGTACAGCGAAACCACAGGCCAGAAGCTTGTTCTGTCGTGGCCCTGCGTATATCACCAAGAGAGAAGGCGGTGCTGGCGGCCCAAGCTGCTACTGCCATTACGGTTCAAATACCTGACGGAACGTAGCGTTTATGGTTGCCAAGTTGGCATATGGGATTGTCTTTGACCAACTTGGACACACCCACTTGTAGCTTGTAGAAGAGCCTGGAGGTTGCCATTCAAAAGCAGCCCCATCATCTGCACGAGCATCCAAAAATGTCTCAATCGTGTCTGAGTCAGCCTCAGTTATGTTCTGAAAAACTAAAATCCACTCTTTTGGGTTTTGCTGAATTCCGTACTTCAGCCTGACCTCGTAGCCGTCCCCAAACTGCACACGTCGGAGTTTTGGCGCACTGAGTTTTTGCGCGTTGTAGTTCGGTTCAATATCAGGGAAAGTTGCCATGATCAGACTCCAGCAAGCAAGCCACCAGGGCGCTTCTGCTTCAAGATTTCAGTTTGAACAGCAGCGCCAATAGCTTTGCCTAGTTGTGCCGCTTGTCTGCTGTCACCTTCCACTGAAGACCCTGAAGCATCAACACTGACATTTACAGTAGTCGTTCCGCCACCAGAAGCCTCAACTCCAAGACGCCCAGAGCTATTGCGACGTAGTGGCATGATGGCTTCAGGACCAGCCTCACCCATGAGACCAGCACCGTTAGCCATTGGGAAGAGCGTTGGCTTGTTTACAACGCCGCCGTACGCAAAAGGAACAATTTTGTTTTGAGCAAAAACACCACCGTCAGCAAAGCCGAGGAATTTGCCGAGTCCTGTTGGTGCCAAAAATGTTGAAAGAGTTTTTAGGAATGCAGCTTTAACAATCATTCGGCCTAAGTCACGCAGAACCGAAGCAGTAAATTCACGGAAGCTGTTTTTACCAGTTACAACAAAATCAGCAAAGGTATCGCCAAGCTCAAACACAGCACCTTGCAAACGTTCGCGGATGGCATTTTTTAGATCTAATACGTTTTCAAGTTGTTCCTTGAAACTCTTCTTGAGATCGCCTGCTCGGTCAATAATTGTAGTAAACGCCTCAATGATTTTATCCAATTTTTCTGCAAATTCTTCACTGAGAATGGCAGCCTGCCCAAGCGCTTCCTTAAATCGTTCAATTAACTGTTCTCGCAATCGATCTGCGTCGAGTTGCAGCTTTTGCTCTTTCGTTATTTCACCAAGCTTGAGACGAGCGTCGTCGTACATCTGATTAAGGGAAAGATTCGCCAGAGCTATACGCCGCAGTCGCACTTCCTCTTGCTCATCGAGACGTTGTTTTGTAATAGCAAATTGTGCCCTTGCCTTCTCTTGCTCAAGCAATCGCAGATTAGGCCCAAGCTTTTTCTCGGCAATCTCTGCTAATCGAGCATCACGAGTCAGCTCAGCGACCTTGAGCTTGTCACCAGCTTTTTTTGCATTGAGCAGGTTTTGCTCAATCTTGAGACGTCTAGCTGAGATCTCTCTAGTCTTCGATCCGTCTTCTTCTTCTGCAGTTGGAGGCTTGAACTTAGTCAGAGGGCTGCCATCAGCAAGGCTAACGGCCTTGCCAGAGACCGCGTCATACTTGATGCCAGCAACTGTATAAAACTTGGTCTTGCCATCCTCGGTGAACTCAAACCCACGCTTCTCCAAAGACAAACGTGCTTTATATGTTCTGCTGATTCTTTGAAGTTGTTTTTCAAGCCGTTTTACCTCTTTGTGTAGCGTACGCGCCTCCCGACCTGTTTCTCTAAAACCAGTTGTAGTGCCTTCTAACTTGCCCCTAACTTCAAAGAGCTTCAGAGTCAGTTGTCGCTGTGTATCTTCAAGTTCTTTAGTAGTACCAGCACCTTCATCTAACAGTTTATTAAACTCAGCTTGCTCGCGTCGACTTTTAGCAATCGCAAAACCAAGAGCAGTTACACCAGCAGCAAGAGCAACGTAAGGATTAGCAAGCGCAATTAAATTCAGCTTTGTCAAGGCAGCCGAGAAAATTGCAGTGGCAGTAGTCCCTTTAGCCAGAGCAATAACAAGACTGACACCAAGGCCAGTAACCAAAGCGGGCAGCTTTAAAGCAGCAATAGCAACGCCAGCCGCAGCAAAACCAATTGCAAGCTCCTTTAAGTTTTGAATGACAACCACAATGCCCTTAGTCATTGCTAAGAAGGCTTGAGCTGCAGCCTCGGCCCCAACAGTCAGAGCAGGGATTGAATCCCTAATAAATTCACCAAATACTTCTTGCAGCTCTGCGCCAATTGGCTGAATAGAGTCACCAATTGACAGTTTCATGTCATTGAATGCAATCTGCAGCCGTGCGCCTGCGTCCTCAGTTGATGCAGCCATCTTCAGAGCTGTCTGACCGTATTCAGTCCCTAGCAACTGAACAAAATTCATCAGCTCGTTCAAGCCAACAGAGCCTTCTTTCAGAAGCTTTTGCAGCTGAGGCAGGCTCAACTCATTTGCCTTGGCAAACAAGGTGACAGCGCCTGGTAAGCGCTCACCCAACTGACCAGAAAGTTCTTCTGCACTGACCTTGCCCTTGGAGAAGACTTGCACCATTGCAGTAATGGCACCTTGCACATCCTGTGCCCCGCCACCAGTTGCCTTAATGGCCTTAGTTATGTTTTGGAATACCAAACCAGCGTCAGTTACCTCGCCACCTGCACCTTTAACTGCAGCTGTCAGTCGGGTAATGCCTGCAATCGCAGTCTCCTGCGGGACATTAAGATTGCGAACTGCATCCTCAGCAATTTGCAGCGCTTGGGCATAGCTGAGTTGACTTCCTGCTACACCTTGCAGTGCAATTTTTAGTTTTTCAATTGAAGCTGTGTAAGTCGCGGTCTCACCAATTGCTTGTCGCAACTGACCAACCTGCGCACCAATAGCGCCGCCGACAATAGCTCCACCTGCCCCGCCAATAGCACCTATACCAGCACCAATCGCGCCCTCAGGGCCGCCAAAGACGCCTGCACCAGCAATCGTGCCTGCAATTTGCGCACCAGCCCTTAGGCGACTACCTCTTCTGCTAGAGACACGCTCAAGCCTTTTTTCAAGGCGTTCAGCCTCTCTTGTGGCTTTGACAAAAGCAGCACTACCAATGTCAACTTGACTGGCAATGCTTCGCCATGCCTCGCTGTAATTACGAAGCTGGGCGACTGTATTAGTGCCAGTCTGCTGCTGCAAACGTGCGAGCTTTTTGCCGAACTGGTTAAAAGTCTTATCAGCTAAATTGGCTTGCTTGCCAATGTTCGTAAGGCTGCGCTTGAGCGTCTCTAGACCTTTAGCACCTGCAACGTCTACCGCAATTTTCAGTTCGGTAGTGACGTTGGCCATTAGTCAGACTTGGAGTTGAGTGAGGACAGGACCCGTGCTTCCATCAACTGCAAGCCCTCAAGCAGGTTTGCAGGATCTTCTACTAGATAAATTTTACAGAGCCATTGCAGCACTGCATAGTCAAGACCGATGACTCCATTCATGCTTACACGCCACTGTGTCTGCATCCTTATGAACATGCAGACGATATCCCAGTTTTCCTCCCAAACGTAAAACTCAGCCTCCTTTTGTGCTTTACGCATCGCGTTGATTTCACCAGGGTCCATACCCCGTTCCATTAACGCCTCAGTGCTCTCCTCAAAAACACCGCCACCCTCACACCAGTGAGTGGCAGCGTCTTCTAGTTTTTTGCTTGAGCGCCAAGAATGCTGTCAGAGAAAGCTGTGATCAGACCACGCAAGAAATACGGGTCGTCAATCAAATCACGCTTGGCGCTGTCGTCGTAGGGAAACTCTTCCCCATCCTCATCTTGAATGCCTTTCCAGCCAAGAAGAATTGCTTCGACAAGCGCCTCATCGCCTTCCTCAAGCAACTCATTGAACTCGTTACGTCCAAGTTTCTTGAAGGTTGCGGTAAAGGTTTCTTCCTTGAAACGACCCTTCTCAGGCACAGAGACCTTGACGGGCCATTCGTAAGAAGAAACCTTGCGTACCTTAAAAGGCATAAATCAAGTGTATGCGATTGAGATTTCGTCGTTGCCCGACGAACTAGGCACCATCGTAGTAGGAATGTTCAACATCACAATCCCCGTATCTTCAGAATACGTTGGGTTACCAAGTGACAATCCAGTAGCTGGTGCAGTCAACGTGATGATGTTGCCAGCTCCGCCACTATGAACGATGCTCAAGTTGCCTGCAGTGCCTGCAACTGACAGTGCAAAGAAATCCTTAGTAGAAAGAGCAGGAGCTTCAATCACAAAGTTTGCAGTAGCTGCACGGTCGACAATCAGCACCTCTTTGGTGGAGTTGACCAGTTCCCTATAGACCACTTCATTGCCAAGGTCAATCTCAGCAGACTGCAGCGCCAGGCCAGTTGCAGAGAAGAGAGTGAAGGAAGTCGTGTTGGTGTCGTTGAAGATTACTGGGTCAGCCTGATTAGAAATCGTAAGTGACGGGTCAGCAGTGTCAGTAGGAGCCACATACTGCCCTGTCATGGAAAAGTTGTAGACAGGGATTTGGTTTGCGTTGAGGGAGATCGTAAAAGTCCCTCGGCAACCAGTCACCTTATGGCGAATGCCATCAGTGGAGTAGTAGATCGTGCAGCTAGAAAAGCTGGCAGAAACAGGTGCATAAGTGACTGAGGTGTTAGCCACAGTCGTGGCGCTCATGCCGCAGCTCTTGAGGATCGGATCGTACTTAGGTGCAGTGCCTGCAGTACCAGACCCTGCGTACTCGATTTCAAAGTTGACGTTTACACGAGTATTGGCAATCAATTGCGGGCTGTTGCCCAGATAGGTCCGCACCAAATCGCGAGACAGCACTTCGGACTCAGCAGGGCTGATTTCCAAATTCCTGACTTGGATTGCGTTATCAGCGCCAGTTGGAGAACTGTCGCTCCCGTAAGAAGACTCAATCTTCGCGAGGATCGTCCTCTTGCGATAAAGCTTGGCCATCTTTTAAGGCTCCAGATGAGGGCAGAGTTTCTTGCATCAGTTTAAGCTCCCCTGTCTCTGCGTCAAAAATATAAGAACCACCAGCTCCTGGATTCGGAACAGAAAGTGGCGCTTGTTTTTTGCTGCGAGCCATGATCTTAAGTTGATGTCAGGTCAACACGGTCAGACCGATACTTGACTAGATAATCCATGCTAACAACTGTCAAAGGCACGTCAGCCTCGTACAACTCAAATTCGACCCGATCAGCCTGTGTATCTAATGCTGTTCCATTCATAGTTGGATCATTCATGATTTTGCTATGAACTAACTGGGTAAACTCGTCAGCTTTGTCATCCAGTGAATTGTCTCGCACGACGACCATTACACGAAACCGCAAAAGCCACTGCAGTTGGGTGTAGACAATGCCGTCGTTAGGCTGATCACTTACAGGCTCGACGATGATTGCTGGAGCCTCACCACGAGACAGTGGCTCAACACGACTTCTGTAAACAGTCGCAGTCGTGATGGTATCAAGATTCGTTTTGACGCGAGCAAGAATAAGTTCTCGGCGTGTGTCAGCCATCAGTCCTTACTCAGCAACAGAACAGAAAAAACGCCATCGTCAATGACCCTGTTCTCTCTACAGGTGTAATTCTCAGAGTTCACTACAACAGTGGTGCCGCGAGCGACGCTGCTCACCTTAGAAGTCTCAGCAATAAGCTCATACTCCCGACTTAGAGCAACGCCGCCTGCGATCA